AACTCCCTGGACTGGCACGGTCGCATCTATACGACCATCGGGGGCTACGAGCACGAGTTCAACTCGCTCACCCCGAAGGGAAAGAAACACCACAAGGGTCACATGGAGGAATATCTCGATCACGAACTCTTCCTCGACTATGCGGGTGGGGACTCAGACGCCACGATTCAATCCGCGTTCGCAATTCGGAAGCAGCTTTATGAACAACCTAACCTTGCCCGGTTCTACCGGAAGATCCTCCACCCCGCGTGTCGCGTATTCGAGAAGGTGGAGATCCGCGGGCTGGAGGTAGACGAGAAGGCATTCAAGAAGCTGGAGATCAAACTCTACATTGAAATCGAGGATTCAACGGAGAAGGCAATCAAGACCATCCCCCTCAAAGTGCGGGCCAAGTATGCCGACGACCTGAAGCTCACGCGGCCCTGTATTCTGCGTGACACGTTTTTCTCTCCTGACGGCTGGAATCTGAAACCGTTCAAAGAGAACATGACGACCAAGAAGCAGGAACCGCAGACCTCGCTGGATCACTTCAAGAAGTTCAAGGGGCACAAGGGTGTAGACAAGTTCCTGAAGGAGTACACGAAACTCAAGGCGGCGCAGAAGACGCTGAGCACGTACGTCAAAGGCTTCCTCGTTCACCTGCGACCGGATGGGCTGTTCCATCCCACCTATGCCCTCTATCGAGGGGGCTTGTACGAGGACGATGACGATGACAGTGGCACGGTGACGGGTAGGCTTGCGGCCAAGAACCCCGCGATCCAGACCCTCCCCAAGCACACGATCTGGACGAAGGAGCTTCGCAAGTGTTACCCCGCTCCTGCCGGATACAAGTTCTGGCAAATGGACTTCAGTCAGGGGGAGCTGCGCGTCATCGCATGTCTGGCCAATGAGCTGACCATGATTGCGGCATACAAAGCGGGGATCGACCTGCACGCCAAGACCGCGGCGGAAGTGAATGATATTCCGTTGGAGGAATTCCTGAGCTGGAAACCGGAGGACCACAAATTCCACGCGAAGTATGAACTGCTTCGCCAGGGAGGGAAAGCCGGGAACTTCGGTTTGCTGTACGGGATGAGCGGGGGCGGCTTTGTGGAGTATGCGTTCAACTCGTACGGGGTTGTCATCAGCCCGAAGGCCGCGGCGGAGTTCCGGCATAAGTTCCTTCACGAATTGTACCCGGGCATCGGGGTCTACCACGAAACGCAGATCGCTTTCGCGAGGGAGCACGAGTACGTCGAATCCCCGCTGGGACGTGTGCGGCACCTCCCCCTCATCAATGGCCCCGCGAAGGACATGTGCGCACGGTCTGAGCGCCAGGGTCTCAACGCCCCCACACAGACCACACTCAACGACATCGCCCTACTGGCGGCGATCGAGGTCGAGGACGAGTTCCAGTACGAAGAAGACACGTTCAGCGTACGTGGGAGCAGCCACGACGCTCTGTACGGATACGTGCGGGAGGGTTGTGTGACGGATTCCCTTCAGCGTGCGGATGCGCGCGTGCGCGCGATACCCGGTATCTTGGACAAGGAATTTGACTGGCAGCCACAGCTTGAGTTCCCTGTCGATTGGGAATTGGGGGTGAATTGGTCATCCCTGAAGAAGGTTGTGGTGGCTTGCTGAAGGCATATTCGGTAGTCTACACGGGTCGGAACCCCCTGCGAGGAACCCTGCATGGCAGAGAACGAGAGTCCCCCGGAAGCGGCTCCGGCCCCCGAGCCCCGCATCTTCTTTATCAATTCGGTGATGAAGGCCGAGGACCTTGTTCAGTCAGATGCAGGTCCCAAGGAAGATCGGTTTCAGGCTCTTGAAACTACCGCGGGCGCGGATGGCCCTACCACGATTCAACCGCCGATAGACCCGCGGGACCTGAGACTTCTCGTTCAGCGCAACAGCATCCTTCGACCGCTCATTGACGCCTATGCCACGAACATCGATGGCACTGGGTGGGAGATTGTTCCCATCGAAGAGGCGGAAGAGGAGACCGAGGAAGAGGAAGTAGCCACGGAAGGGGTGGAAGACTTCTTTGACGAGCCGTGGCCTGGAGTCTCGTTCACCACCGTGCGCAAGAGCATTCGGTTGGACGAAGAGGAAACGGGCAACGGATACATGGAAGTGATCCGCAACGCCAAGGATGAGATCCGGGGTGCGCGTCGTTTGGACTCCGTGGACATGCGGATGATCCGATTGGATGATCCTGTCGAAGTCGTCAAGACGGTGCTGCGCAATGGGGAAGACACGGATTTGACCTGTGAAGTGCGGGAGCGCAGGTACGCCCAGATTCTTGTGGGCAAGCTGATCTATTTCAAAGATTTCCAGGCTACCCGGGACTTGAATAAGAAGACGGGTAAGTGGTCTGAGGGTGGGCCTGATCGGGACGGTGAGCGCGTGGACATCGCTGATCGTGCAACTGAGATCATTCACTTCACAGCGATCGACGATGTGGACACCCCCTACGGATTGCCCCGTTGGTGGTCGAACTCTCCGTCCGTCACGGGCTCCCGCAAGGCTGAAGAATTCAATCTTCAGTTCTTCGATTCAGGAGGCGTCCCTCCACTCCTTCTGATCGTGCAAGGTGGGAAGCTCGCGGCGGACGCCGAACGTGCACTGCGCGATCACTTCATGTCTACTGGAGAGGCCCGACATTCTGCGGCGATTCTGGAAGCATTTGCCGCAACCGGAGACGTGGAAAGCAACCAGAGCGTTCGGGTTACCGTGGAGCGGTTCGGGGCCGAGCGACAGCAAGACAGCATGTTCGAGAAGTACGGGGCCGCGTGTGATGAGCGCGTGCGACGTGCATTCAGGCTTCCCCCGATCTTCACAGGCAACGCGCAGGACTTCAGCTTCGCAACCGCGTTCGCTTCCTACACGGTGGCGGAAGCGCAGGTATTCCAACCCGAGCGGGAAGAGTTCGACGAGAAGATCAATCTCGTGCTCATGCCCGAGCTAATCGGCGCAGAGGGTCTCAAGTACAAGTCCCTGCCCCTGAGTGTCCGGGATACAGCACAACAGCTCGATGCGATCGGAACCGTGGCCGAGAAGATCACACCGAAATCGCTGGTCGAGACAATCAACCAGATCACGAACCTCTCCCTCGTGCTCGATGAGGATAAGATCCAGAAGGACGAGGAAGACAAGGAGCGGGATCGTCAGGACAATCTTGACAGGCTGGCCGCTATGAACGGAGGCGGGACTACGCCACCCGCGGAAGGTGTGGTTCCCAACGCGGTGCCCGGGGAGCAGCCTGCCCCTGGTGGACCTTCCCCGGTGATGAATATGGCGAAGGCTGGGGGCATCACGACGGGCCTGGCGTCCATAGCCCAGGAAGCGAGTGGGTTGCTGGAGAACGGTATCGATGCAGCAGGGGAGCACAGTGCTGCATACGCCAACCTCCTGACGCAGATCAACTCGATGACTTCATCGGAGCGCACCATGTTCCGCGCGATGCTCACTCTGGAAATGTTCCCTGAGCTGGCTAATGACCCGTCGGGGGCTGCGGAGTTGGCTTCGTGTGCGTTTGCCTTGGTGGCCCAACACTCGCAGGAAGACTGATGTGCCGAGCGTTGAATCATTCCTCACTCTGGAAGCATCTCTCCAGCGTGCTCTAAAAACCGAATTCGCAAAGGCCAACAAAGAGACCGTCAAGGAACTAGAAACCTTGGTTGTGGGTGGGGACTTCGCGGAAGCGGAGAAGGTGGCCAATCAGGGCATTGATACGGTCACCGTCGCGAAGAAGGTACGTCCCAAGCTGGAGACCCATTTCCTCCAAGCGATGCTCTTGGGTGCGGGGCTATTTCGCGGGACCGTGCGCAGTACCGACCTCTTCAAGAGAGGGGAGATCCCCAAGGCCGTAGACCTCGCGGTGATCCAACTGCAAACCATCGTCGTCGCCAGTCAGAAGGCAATAAGTGCACGCGCGTGCACGGTCGTGTCCCAGATGGCTGAGCGGGAGCGGCAGGAGCAGGAGGGCGAGATTGAGGACGGGAGTATTGTCTTCGACACGCTCTACAAGGTGGCCGATCAAGAGCTGGCTCGGCAGATGAATGCCGCGGTGATGGGGACGGGTAGTGGGTTGATGGATGCGGGGGCGAACCTCGCAACTTCTCGCCTTGTATCGTATGGTTATGTGGCCGAGGCCATAGAGACCGGCGTTACCACCTTCCAAGTCAGTGAAGTGATGGATAACCGGACGTGTCCTGTGTGTCGTGGGATGCACGGTAAGACCTTCAGTGTGGAGCAGGCTGAACGGCGCTTGTTCCAACAACTCCAAATGACAGGGGATGAACTGAAGGGCGCAGCCCCGTTTCCGAATCAATCGAAGCAGGGCTTGCGGAACCTCGCGGGGATGACAGACCAACATCTCGCGGATATGGGTTGGGACACGCCACCCTATCACCCTCTGTGCAGGGGAATCCTTGTACCCGTGGGAACCGTGCATAGCGTAGAGGTAGTGGGCTTCTCGAAGTTCACGGCCCCTGCGGACCCGGCCTTGGCCCCTGTAGAGTCCGTGGTGAATGAGATCCCCTCGGAGTACGAAGCCATTTCACAAGGGGTGGCCAGTGACCTCACAGGATCGAAAGCGAAGCAGAACACAGATGATTTGGATGTCTTGTATGAACAGGCCGCGGAAATCGATCCGATATTTAAGCAAGCCGTTTCAGAGGCCGCGGATGACACGGGTGGGACCGCAGTGTTCCCCGTCGATGGTCTCAAGAGCAGGGCTCGGGTTATTGAGAAGGCGGAGGCCCGGTATGGTGGAGATTTTGCGGGTATCACTGACATCTCTCGCGCGACGTTGGAGTTCAATACCCTGGAGGGAGTGTACGCAACACTTGACTACCTCACGGACACTGTGCTCAGTATTGTGCGAATCAACGATCGCTTCTTTAACCCCACCCCGGAAGGGTATAGGGACATCATCCTCGGGGTGGAAATGCCAGGAGGGCATGTGGTGGAGCTTCAACTACATGTGTCCAGTATGAGGAACACCAAAGAGCTGAATCACCTCTTGTACGAGAGGCAGCGGACGATTAGCGATCAGGCCCAAATTGACGGACGAGAGCTTACCTTGCTGGAGCTGAGAGAGATCGACGATCTAGTGTCTATCCAACAGGTATCCTACGGAGCAGTGATGGCCGAAATACTAGGAGGCACATGATGGGACTCAACCTCCCTCTGTATTTCATTGTGGGTGAAAAGCCCGTGTCTTTCGAGAAGACCGAGAGCGGGGGTGCGCTTCTCCTCGGCTGGGACTTCAAGAAAAAGAAGATGACTCATGCGGCGGCGAGCTGGAATGATGTCGTGGGGTTGTCCACTGGGGTTCCTGTGGAAGGTTCCGGTTCCTTCTCGGAGAGTGGCACGGAGCAAGTGACGAAGAAGCAATTCAACGCAGCCGTCCGTAAGTTGCAGAATGCTTGATGTCTCCCCCTATTCTGAAGACCCTGCACTACATTATTCCCGCCCACTTACCGGCTGGTATGGAGAACAAGCTCAAGAGGGCTGGTCTCTATACCTGTGAAGCCGTACACAGTAAAGTGAGAGACGGGACCCTCAGGGACCTCCCTGGGGTGGGACCCCGATGGGCCGCACGCATCACGGCCACGTACACGTGCGTCGAGAAGCGCAAGGTATCCCCGGAGACCCTGGAAGCCAGGGACCAGACGCGCAGGCGAGAGTCCTTCCAACTCAATAGCGATGAGAAGACACTGTTTGCAACGCGGACCACTCCTCCTCGGCATGAGAGCAAGAAAAAGAGCCTGTGTCAGGAGCATGGGCATGACGCGGAGACTACGTTCTCCACTCCCTCGATGTCCCGTGTGGGGCGAAGGTGCACCCGTTGTCCTCACACGTGGGTAGAGGATTGGAGCAAGAAGTGATTCATGTTAATGTGGGGCCTATCCTCAGGAGGAGGTGACGTGGACCGCACTGCGGACGACAAGCATCGGCGGAAACTAGACCGACGCGCAGTGTTCGTGGAGTGTCCCCACTGCCGGGTGATCTTCGGGAAGTGGGTGGGGGTACCCCCCGGACGCCATTGCAAGAATGAAAAGGAACTTCACCATAACCAGATCTTCAAAGCCCCGGGGAGGAGGGGGTCTGACTACGATCACGCACACAAGCAGAAGATGATGCGGGAGGAGCGCGAGCGGTATTACGCGAACAAGCCTAAGGAGGGGTGATGGATCAGGAAGCAGACAACGAGATCAAGGTACCGCTAACCCCGGAGGAGATGGGGAAGGCTGCACTGACTTCGCTCTACGTTGCAGTGCCCGAGAAGGTTGCGCAGGATGTGAACGAGAAGGTACGCGCGTGGGTGCAGTACGTGTCCAGGGGGAGGGTGAAGGAAACGTGTGTGCACTGCGGGGGACCCCAAATGCTCATTCGCGGGGGATGCCCGGGGAAGGACGAGCGCATCGTCTGTCCCACATGCTGCGCGGAACGCCTGGACCAAATCTACAGCCTCGCGGTTCCAGACTATGGGAAGCAGTACGCAGCCGCGGACACAGCTACAGCCACACCCGGGAGGGGGGACTACCTGGAGAAAGAGATCCTGGAATGATTTGTCGCAGCGTGGGGGACTACCTGGCAAGGACACCGCCTATCCCAATCATAGGTAAGGCTCCTCCTGGGTTCACCCCCCACGTTGCGATCCCCCCTCTACACATTTCCTCGACACCCCAGGTTTATCATCCCTCATTATCGATAATCCAATTCCCTGATATTGGGGGGCGTTACAGGGATTTCTAAAATAGTTTCAGAAATCCAAAATAACGTGTCCCCCCTCCTCCTCGTTGCACCCAACCTCCCCCCGAGGTACGATGCCTGAAACCGACTGAGAGGGTCGGGGCCATGAAGGGCAAGGCGCACCGTGGCGGACTCCGCGGCAAACAGATCCAGTATCTTGTGATGAGCGCCTGCGACCGAAGTGGTCCTTTTATAAAAAGGGGATCAGGGTGGCAGTGACCGATGGAGCAAAGCAGGTGGAGCAGTTACCCGTGGAGGGGCTGGTCCCCTATGCGCAGAACGCCAAGATCCATGATGAAGTGCAGGTACATGCCATCGCTCGCAGCATAGAGCGGTTCGGATTCAACAACCCCGTCCTGGTGGACAAGCAGGGGGTCCTTCTCGCGGGGCATGGCCGCCTATTGGCAGCTTCCGAATTGGGGATGAAGACCGTCCCCGTGGTACGTCTGGATCACCTCTCCGAAGGGCAAGCGAAGGCGTATCGCCTCGCAGATAATAGACTGGCCGAACTCAGCGGGTGGGACTACAGCCGGGTGACCGAGGAGTTCCTGGACCTGCAAGAGGAGGGGATTGACTTCACTGAATTGGGGTGGCAGGGACATGAACTGGAAATCCTGCTTCAAGCGGACTTCTCCCCAGACGAGAAAACCGATCTCCCCGACAAGGATGAGGGAAGCGCCCATGTGGTCAGCTTCAGTGCCGATCAGTGGTCCACCGTCAAGGATATGCTTACGAGCTTTCAACTCGTACACCAGCAGAAGCTTTCGCACGCGGAAGCCCTCACCCAACTGTGTGCAGAGTGGGGGAACCAGAAAACGAAGTGACGACCTTGCGACTCGCAATCGCGCACAACAACGCGCACCCGCGGATCGTGAAGACGCTGGGAGGGGAAACTGAGGTGACAGACATGCGGCTGGTTTCAGGGTTCCGCAACCCCCTGAAGCACATGCGGGCATTCGGATCTGTGCACGCGCGTGCACGTCTGGAAGATCCGAGCCTGGAACCAGCCAGCGTGGAGGAGTTGCATGAACATATCGGAGAGGAAGAGATGACGAACCTGCGGCTGGCCTTGTGTGGACCCCCGGAAGCAATCAAGAAGGGGCTCTCCCAAGACCCCGCGCCTGCACTGCTCGTTTCCTATGTCTACTTGAACGGATTCGAGAGCATGAGAAAGCACCTTCATTTCCGAGATTGGGTGATGGATAGCGGGGCGTTCACCGCGGAGAACAGCGGGAAGCCCATTGTGCTCCAGGACTATATCGACTGCTGTAAACAGAAGCTCGCATCCGACCCACTACTCACGGAAGTGTATTCCCTGGACGTGATCGGGGATTGGAAAGGTACGCTGGCCAACACGGAGGAGATGTGGAAGCAGGGGGTAGAGGCTATCCCGACCTTCCACTACGGAGCGCCGGAAGATGCGCTGATGCACCTCGCAGAGACCTATCCGAAGATCGCACTCGGGGGCATGGTTGGGCAGAACCCCAAGAGTCTCGAAGCCTGGGTGCGACAGTGTTTTGCCCGTGTGTGGCCCAAGAAGATCCACGGCTTTGGGGTCATGGCTACCAACGTGCTCATGGCCGTCCCCTTCCATAGCTGTGATTCCACCTCTTGGGAGCAGGGTCCCGCGGCGTGGGGGAACTGGAAGAGCCTCGGTGGGGCAAACCCGGGCTTGCGTGGGGGGAGCGTGAACCTGCGCAGTGAGGTGGAGTGGTATCTGGATTTTGAGCGCAAGATGAAGCATCGATGGAAGAAGACCCTAGACAGTCTGGAGGACTGACCGTGTGTTCAATCTACGGAGTGCTGTTCCGGGAAGAGAAAGGTCCCACATGGGAGGTGCCGCTGCGGCTGATTTCAGAGCGCGCGAAAGACCGCGGACGGGATGGGGGTCGGCAGGTGAAGTACGACCTCTTGACCACCAACATGACCGCAGTGCTGGGGAATTGGAGGGCAGCCCCTACGCCGGAGATGGAGCGCGCACCCCTGCAACCGTATGACGGGGTTGTGCACAATGGGACGATCGCAAATGACATGGAACTCGGCATTCTGGATGACGAGGTGGACAGCATGGTCCTGCCCCGCATCTTGGACCCGAGCACCTTGGAAGCGTTCGTTCATTCCCTGGAACAAATCAAAGGCAGTTACGCGATAGCGATGGCTGCGAACGGGACCGTCTATCTCGCCTGCAACTTCAAGCCGATCCACTATTGGGAGGGTCCAGGGGACGCCCGGTATTTCAGCTCCCTGGCCAGTCACTTTGAGGATGTGATGCCCTTCGGACAGGCTCCCGTAGCCTTGAAGCCTTACACGGCGATGGATCTGCGTACGGGGAGGGTGATGGAGATTCCCCGAAAGACGGCCAAGCGTGCGCTCGTGGTGGCAAGCGGGGGATTGGACAGCACGGTGGTGGCGACCCACTACGCGGCACTCGGATATGACGTGTGCCTGCTTCACATGGACTACGGATGCCATGCGGCCAAGCGAGAGGCGAAATGTATCCCGCTGATCGCACAGAACCTCTACCAGCAGTTCAATGTTCAGGTGCAGTGGGAGATCATGCCTCTACCCTACGCCCACATCGGGGGAAGCACTCTTCTCAGAGCAGGGGCGGAAATAGCAGGTCCGGTCGCAGGAGCGGAGTTTGCCCATGAGTGGGTCCCTGCGCGGAACCTCGTGATGGTCGGATACGCCACAGCATACGCGGAAGCGCATGGCTATCACATCGTGGCGCTGGGAAACAACCTGGAGGAGAGCGGAGCGTACCCGGACAATGAGGAGCAGATGTTCCTCTACCTGGACAAGGTGGCTGACTATGCGGTGAGCGCAGGGTACGAGCTGCGGATTGAGGCTCCGGTCTGCAAGATGGTGAAGCGGGAGATCGTGCAGTACGGGTTGGATCTGGGGGCTCCGTTGGAGCATACGTGGAGCTGTTACAAAGGAGGTGACGTGCACTGCGGGAAGTGTGGACCCTGCTTCATGCGGCGCACGGCGTTTGAGCGATGTGGAAAGACAGACCCGGTATTCAAGGAGGAGGCATGAGCATCACATGCACGCGCAGATTGGAGTTCGACGCAGGGCATCGAGTGCCCCTGCACGAGTCCAAGTGTAAGACCCCGCACGGCCATCGGTACAAGGTGGACATCACGTGCGAAGCGAACGAGCTGACCAAGGAAGGCTTCGTTGTGGACTTCGGGCTCATCAAGCAATACGTGGGGACCTGGATCGACGAGCACTGGGATCACACATTCATCATCCAAGGGAGCGATGGGTTCATGCGGAACTTCTCGAAGGAAGCAGTGAAGGAGGGATTGCGCCCCTTCTTCATCATGGAGGAGGCCCCGACCGCGGAGAACCTGGCCGAACACCTATTCAACGTGGCGACTGCGCTTCTCACGCACGATGACGAGGGCGACCCCACGGACTACGGGTTGCGGGTGGTGTCTGTGGTGGTGTGGGAGACGCCGAATTGCGGGGCAGAGTATCGACCTCTGGACCTAGACGCTGCGGCTCTAAATGTGATTTAGGTGGGAGAGTTGCACATTAGTTGCGCATGAGGGGATCGATGTGAAGACGTACACGGTGAACGAGATATTCGGTCCGACGCTCCAGGGTGAGGGAGCGCGCAAAGGAACGGTCAACCATTGGGTGCGGTTTGCAGGCTGCAACCTCACCTGCCGCGCGGATGGACCGGAGGGGTTCGATTGCGATACGGACTTCAGTTCGGGTTACCCCATGACCGCGGAAGAGATCGTGCACACGCTGGAGCGACTTGAGTCCAGTTCGCACAGGGTTGTCCTCAGTGGTGGGGAGCCTGGATTGCAGGTGGACAATGAGCTGATCGAAGCACTCCTGGCATCCAATTGGATTATCGCAATCGAGACGAACGGGACGGTGGCTTTGCCCATCGGGATTCAGTGGGTGTCCTGTTCCCCCAAGACCGCGGAGCATACGCTGCGGGTGCGGGAGACCTACGCCATCATCAATGAGCTGAGGTATGTGCGGAATGTGAGGCAGGCGATTCCCAAGCCGAACTTGAAAGCCGTGCATCACTTCATCAGCCCCGCCTTTGAGCCGGATGGGACGGTACTGCGGGAGACCTTGGACTGGTGTGTGAAGCTGTGCTTGGAGAACCCCCGGTGGGCGCTCTCGACACAGGATCACAAGCTCTGGAGAGTGCGATGAGGCACACAACCATCGTGACGTGGGATGCCCTGCGCGGGGAAGCGCATCGCGTGCGAATAGAGATGGACAACTACTTCGGGAATACGGATACCCGCAAGGTCTTCGGGGTACCGCGGGGCGGGTGTGCGATTGCGCCTCTGCTTGGGATTCCGGTGGATAACCCGGAGGAGGCGGATTACATCTGCGATGACTTGATCGACAGTGGACGCACGTGCAAGCACTGGAAAGCGATATTCCCTGGCAAGCCTTTCGTAGTGCTGTTCAACAAGCTCAAAGACCCCGACCTTGGGTGGCTGGTGTTTCCGTGGGAAGAGAGTGTTGCGGGATCGGTGGAGGATGCAGTGACCCGCCTGATCCAGTTTGTGGGAGAAGACCCGGAGCGGGAGGGACTGAAGGATACGCCTGCGCGCGTGGCCCGCGCGTACAAGGAAATGACTCAAGGGTACGATCAGGACCCGGTTGAGATCCTCGCTGCACAGTTCGACGTAGGGTGTGATGAAATGGTGGTGGTCCGTGACATCCCCTTCTACTCGTTGTGTGAGCATCATATGCTCCCCTTCCACGGCACCGCCACAGTTGGCTACGTGCCGGGGGAAATGGTGGTCGGATTGTCCAAGCTTGCACGGTTGGTGAGGTGCTATGCCGCGCGGTTGCAGGTGCAGGAGCGGATGACGCAGCAGATCGCAGAGGCGATGATGCAGTACCTAGAACCGATCGGGGCGGCGTGTGTGATCCAGGCGGTTCACCTGTGCATGGGGATGAGGGGAATCCGAAGCGAAGGGGCCACGGTTACCTCTTGCCTGTTGGGGGTGATGAAGGACGAGGCCCATTGCAGGTCGGAGTTCCTGAGCTTGGCGAGGCAACATGGCTGATGAGAAGAGCGCCTTGAAGTTGAAGATGGAGAGTCTGGCTGCGGACTTGAAGGAGCTAGGTACCGCGGACGCACTCCAGGTGATGAACGAGGCATACCCGAAGGCCGTCAAGTCCACGCTCCAATCCGGGCAATCCAAGATCGAGATCTCCCCGGAGGAGTTGGAGAGCGTGGCAGGGCTCAACCTGACCATCCTGGAGGCGGCCACCTTCTTCAACGTATCGCACTCGACCATGAAGAGGCGGTTGCAGGAACCCCTCTACCGGCAGGCATGGGAGCGCGGGCGCACGAAGACGCAACGGTTGCTGAGGAAGAAGCAGATCGATACCGCGTTGAAGGATGGCAATGTGACGATGCAGATCTGGTTGGGCAAGCAGATCCTCGATCAGAAGGATAACCCGGAGATCCAGGTCAACGTCTATGACCGCAGTGACGTATCGATCTCGATTGATGACTTTGAGAAGATGTTGGATGACGCGGAAGCAGAGATACTCGATGTGGAGTACGAGGTGATGGATGACTCAGGAACAACCCCCCAACTCCCTGCCCACGTACACGAACACAGTGACGGCGATGGAGAGGGCGAACCTGCGGGCGGAGAAGCTACCGGAGGAGAAACGGGCTCCGTTTCTTGAGGCGGTACGTCGGAACCTGCGGAAGCATACGTCTGCGCCTGTGGGGGTGCGGGAGTTCATTGAGAGCCCCCACTACATGGACGCGAAGGGGCGCATCTACCCGGAGTGCATGAAAGCGATTGAGGAGCTGAATTCCGGGAAGTACACGGAAGCGGTTTTGACCGGGGCCATTGGGTCGGGCAAGACAACGATCGCGCTCTACACGCAAGCGTATCAGCTCTATGTGCTCAGCCACTACGACAAGCCACACGAAGTCTTCGGTTTGGACCCCACATCGGAAATCGAGATCGTGTTCCAGAGCATCACCGCCAGCACGGCAAAGGATGTGGAGTACGACCGCTTCAAGTCGATGATTGAGATGTCGCCTTACTTCCAACACAACTTCACCTTCGACAAGAATATCAAGTCCAAGCTCCTGTTCCCCAAGCGCATCATCGTGAAGCCCATTTCGGGGGTGTCTACCGGGGCGTTGGGACAGAACGTGATCGGGGGGTGCATTGACGAGCTGAACTTCATGGCGATCATCGAGAAGAGCCGGAAGGCCGCGGATGAGGGAACGTACAACCAAGCGGTGGAGGCGTACAACACGATCGCTCGTAGGCGGGAATCTCGGTTCATCGAGTTGGGTGGGAACTTGCCGGGGATGCTGTGTCTGGTTTCCTCCAAGCGGTACCGCGGGCAGTTCACCGACATCAAGCAGGATGAAGCGAAAGAGAATCCCCGCATCTTCGTCTACGATAAGAGGGTGTGGGACATCCGACCGGGGAAGTTCTGCGGCGAGAAGTTCAGCGTATTCGTAGGAGATGAGTCGCGCAAGCCGTACGTGATTGACGAGAACCATCCGCTGCCCAAGGATAAGGCCCTCGTCCATGAAATCCCGGTCGAGTACACACTCCAGTTCAAGGCGGATCTCCTGAATGCACTGCGCGACATCGCGGGCGTGTCTACGACTGCACTGCACCCGTTCATCATGGAACCCGAGCGCGTGGTGGGTTGCTTTGGGAGGCATGATTCTCTGTTCGTGCAGGAGGCCGTGGACTTCGAGGACCTGAAGTTGCACGTGGAACCCAATCTGATTCAGTACCCCGAGTTCCAGCGGTACGTTCACATCGACCTCGCGCTCACCGCGGATTCCTGTGGCTTTGCGGTGGGGTGTGTGTACGGGTTCACCGAGATGGATCGAGGGGATTACAAGGAGATCCTGCCGAAGATTCACATTGACGCGGTGCTCCAGATCAAGCCCCCGCGTGGGGGAGAGATTCTTTTCGAGAAGGTGCGCACGCTGATCTACACCCTCTCGAAGCTAAAGGTGAAGGTGTCCTGGGTGACGTTCGACTCCTGGCAAAGCGTGGACTCTTTGCAGATCCTCAAGACCAAGGGGTACACAGTGGGCAACGTGTCGATGGATAAGACGCCTCTTCCCTATGCGGTTTTCAAGCAGGCTCTTTATGACGATCGCGTACAGATTCCCGCGCACGCGCGTGCGCAAGAGGAGATCCTAAAGCTGGAAGTGAATGCGCAGAAAGGGAAGATTGACCATCGTCCCAACGGGTCAAAAGACTGCGCGGACGCACTCGCCGGGGTCGTGTATGGTATTAGCCGCAGGAGGGAGGTCTGGGTGACCCATAGCATTCCGTTGGGTGCAATACCGGGCTCCCTGGTTCAGAAGATGGAGAAGGCAGAGGAGGCTCGAAAATGATGTTCGAGTTTGCTTTCTGGTCTGACACCAATACCCAACTGTTCATCAATTGGATGATCGACCACGACAAGCATTTCACACTCGATTCTGACACGCGCAACGTCATGGTGCCCATGCACGATATGGATGAAAACGTGTGGCACCAACTCAGGGACCTCGGCGGGAGCCGGGTAGACTGACCAAGGAGGGAGCATGAGCGCGACAGTGGTTTTGACAATGATGTGGACTCTTGAGGATGTTCCCGACGGTAAGACCGTGGAGCTGGAGGTAGATCTCCGAGATACCCTCAGGGATGCGGACGGCGGGGAGCGGGCTTTGTTTGCCCTGTTGGACAGGAAGGGAGCGGAGTTCCTTGACTGCTCTTTGTCGGTGACCTGATGACCATCATCAAGGGCAAGAAAGGTGATTCCGTCACCGGGCTCGGGTTTGAGCGGGGGCGGGATACTCAGGAGGAGTTGTGGCAGATAGCCAAGACCACAGAGCGGCGGAAGGCGGTGCTGTTGCCTGCACTGCTCAACGTGGCCCTCAAGGCGTTGATTGAGAAGGCGGGGGCGGAGGCGCGCGAGGATGTCACCACACTGCTTTCGAGGGCGGCTGCCCTACCACTCATCGGGATTCCTCCCGATCAGGCAGGAGAAATGACCCTGGCTGCGATGGGGGTAGCCCACTCCATGCTCGATGCCGCGAACCCGGAGGATGCAGCGGAAGCGGTGCTGGCTGCGGCGTTCCTGATTACGAAGCTCGCAGATGAGGGGAAGTACCCGGGCGGGGACATAGAGAATCAGGCGGTGCTCGTGTCGCTGATGGTGATCCAAGAAGCGCGGGAGGCCCCTGAGGTCGGATGGGCACTGCGGGAAGATCGAATGAGTAGCATGGTGAGCAAGATGTTGCATCGCGCGGACCTGTCTGGGATTCCCCTGTTATGACCGAACCTAAGTGTGAGCGACCTGTCACTCACCGGAGGTTCTGGCCCGGGAAGGCCCCCGACTTCGTGTGTGAGAATCATGCGGAGGACACGAAAGACATCGGGGCTTCGATTGGGTGGTACATCCACGTGGAGCCCGTGGAGGATGCGCGCGACCTCGTATGTGCGTGCACTGCGGGCCGAGTGCAACAAGTCAACGTAGGCAGAATGACCAAGGAGGGGTGATGGCTAAAGTAGAACTCGATGGGGAAGAGGCCGTAGTCCTAAAGTGTAAGGCTTGTTTCGAGAACAAGGTTCCGTTCAGGGGATTGGATGCTTATGCAACCAAGACGCACGTGCTGTTGCATTGCCGCACGTGTAGAGAGTTCATTGCAGCGGTGGCTCAATTGGAGGGGGCACTGGAATGTGACCTCTGCAAAGCCGGAGTGGACCACGAACATGAGGACCACAGTCTTCCTCGGCAACCTGAAGTACCTGAAGTGGAGGTCGTCTGATGGCGGGGGAACTTCAACGGATGGCTGAACTGCTTGAGCAATCGCGGTTCCGCGAGGAGATACTGAAGCAGGAGAAGAACGAAATCAAAGCGGACCTGGAGGCGCTCGCTCACCCCACCGCTTCGATGCCTAGGATTGAAACCGATGCCGCTGCGGCAATACTGCTCGTTCGGCACTTTCCTGAGATTACAGATTGAGGTGATGATGGCTGGCACGAAGCAAGAGGAGTCCAAGGACATCAAGGATCTGACGTACGCCTTGGAGCGCGCGGAGGAACTGAGGGATCAAGCTCGGTTCCAGTGCAATCGGTACCGCGAGCAGAAGCTTGAGATTCGGGATGACCTGAAGGCCGTGGCCGCGCAAGAGACCTATCCCCCGAAACTGGTGGAGATTGTGCAGACCCTACTCGACAAGCATTTCCCGGAAGGCTTTGTTGATTGATTCGAGGAGGAACCAAGATGATCTTCACGGGGCTGGCCAAGGTAGGGATGGGGGTGGAAGAGTACGGGCATCACTTCTCTACCGGTTTGCCCGTTCACCTAAACTGGAAGCACATCCTGGATCGGGCGGAAGACTTCGGCTCTCGATTCCAACAGGACATCGAACCCGTTGGGAGGTATGTGCTGCACGACCCCGACCCGGACATTTCCCGCCACGGGTGGGAGCAGGGTAAGACTCTGTTGGAGTGCCCCCTCGTTATCCCCTTCAATCTTCATCACGGATGCGGGTATGATGGCTTCTCCTGGAAGCATCAGCTCAGCGAAGCGTTTGACCGAGTAACGGGGATCAACCTCAGTCTGATGCTCTTGAATAGGGGTTTCGATGGCGTGGTAACGGTGGAGCTAACACGCGAAGACGTGCCCTATGACACGCGCGAGATCGTCCTCTTCCATGAGGTTCACGCAGTTATCTAGCCTCTTGCGTGTCCAGAATTATTTTCACTTCATCCGAAAATAAAGCTTGTCATCCCCCTTGTGTGTGGTATAGTTACCACATGGTCAAACACAACACAGCAAAGGAAACCAAGATGACGCGGACAGCACTGGTGAAGATCCTTCGTGCAGAATTCAACGTGCCCTTCTCCGACAAGGAGCTGGTCGAGTACGTCGCGAAGAACGAGAACAACTCGTTCAGCCCCGCGCTGGTGGAGATGGCGCGTAACATCAACACCCCCCGCGTCAAGCCTAACTACACGGCTTGGAACGGCGTTCAACGATGAATGCAACAGCCGAGCAAGAAGAGCTGGCGGAATTGGACGGCGCTCTGGCGGAATTGGAGGAGTTCATCCGACGCCACGATGTCATGCTCAATCCACAGCAGTCGCTCGTGAAGCTGCTCTCCGAAAACATGCGGCTCACCACCAAGGCGGGCGGGCAGGTTAGCGTGTGGGTCCAGGGCAAGACGCGCATCCAGAAGGTGGGCGTTTCTCTCGGGGACGACTTGCAACTGAGCATGACGACTCCGAAGAGTGGTAAGTGGCGCGTTCTCAACACGCGCGGGTTCAACGCCAGTGGGACGATCCCGCACGTGCGGGGCCTTGCAATCATCACGAAGATCTTTCAGATTGCAGCGGAATAACAACACCGGCAAGGAGGCCGAAATGTCCAACACTTCTCAAGCAGACCGGGACGCGCAGTGGGGCAATGATCGCCTCAAGGTCCATTTCCTGGCGATGGAGATTCTCCGGCAGCACAGCGGTCCGTCGCTGATGACGATGGCCGAGGCCGTGACTCAGGCGAAGAAGGAGCTGGGTCGGTAGGGCGTTTGCATCTCGCTGGAGGTGTGGTATAGTTACCACATGGTCAACACACGGACAGCAAAGGAAACCAAAATGGCAGGCACCAACGAGATGCGGGACCTCAAGGATGTGACGACGGCGGAGTTGGAGGAGTACCTCGAAAACGCTCCGAACGAGTTCCAGAAGACGATGCTGCTCAAGGCCATCATCGCACGCAAGGACAAGCCCCCTCAGTTCTACCCGGAAGGCCCCTTCGCTGAAGATTTCGAGGTCTTCTAATGGGCAAGTTCGTTCCCAATTCCTGGCAGGTCGCGCGGGCTGCGGAGCATAAGCGCAACGCCGTGGCGAACAAAGCCAAGGCTGCTTTGGAGCCGACGTTTGCCCCTGCGCTGAAGGAATTGCGATCGATCCTGGCGCATACGACCGAGGATGTGGACGAAGCGATTGAGATGGTGCTGGCACAGTTCCCCGATGTGGCGGGCTTGCAGGACCGGCTCGATGAGGAGGATTTGGGATGAGGATGAAGTGGACGCCTGAAGCGCCTACGAAGATCGGATTCTACTGGATGCGGTTGGGGAGTGGGGAACCCACCGTGGTTGAGATTGGCCCGGAACATGGGCACGGGGAGCTGGCTGTTTGGCGCGGGGACCGCGGATTCGTGGACCCGATTTCGGTTTACTCGGTGGCTGTTTGGTGTGGCCCGTTGGAGGTACCAGAGGATGAGTAGTTGGTTTGACGCTTGGGATGGCGAGATTCAAGCCATCGAAAATATCGAAGACGGGGAAGAGTTCCTCGTCCGCATGACGGAGATCGAAAAGCCCCGCGTGCACGCTATCTGCCTCTGCACGGGAGATCGGGAGTTCCCCGAAGATCTGCGGGAGAAGATACTGGGCATCATCGCGAGGTGGTCGTTTTCGGGACCCCTCCCTGCGACGGAACGTGCGAGGGAGTACGCGCTCTCCACCCGTATGTCGCGGCTGAGCATGGATCTGCACTCTGTATTCCACGACGTGGCGCGTGGGGCGTTCTCTACACGGTTCGGGAGGTTGAGTGACAGCCCGAGTCAGATCCTCGCCCTGCGCGACGAATACGACACGGAGCGCGCATGACATTCGACTTCAAGAAGTGGTACGCGGACAACAAGGACATCGTGAACGCCAAGCGGCGCAAGCGATACAAGCTGAATCCACAGGTACGGTCGGCAGAGAAGCGTAGGGTCACCGCGTGGCGCAACAAGAAGAAGCTTGCCACCACATTCCCTTCGATGGCTCCCCGATGACATTCGACTACACGAAGCTGACATGGACGTGCCACGTGTGCAAGCGTACGCGACCGGATGAGAAGATCTCCGTTCACCAGAAGACGTTGGATTTCCACGGGGCGCAGATGACTCAGAATATCCGGTACTGTAACGATCAATCTGAGTGCATTGCCGGGGCTCTGGGCATCGACCTGTTTGAGGAGGAAGCTGAATGAAGATTGGATTCACAGGTACGCGCAAGGGAATGACGCAATCGCAGAAAGAGGCGGTGACGCACATCCTCAAGTTGCACAAGGCGTCGGCCTTGCAGAAGATGGAACGCTACGAGTTCCATCACGGCGGGTGCGTGGGGGCCGATACCCAAGCGCACGACATCGCGTGGGACCTCGGCTACTACATTGTTCTTCACCCGCCGATTGAGCAGAAGCACGTGGGCATCCCTGAAGGGGAGGGAACTGGTTGTGCCCGGTGCTTGCCCCGTGCGGAGTACCTCAAGCGGAATGCCACCATCGTCAGTCACACGGATATGATGCTGGCTACGCCCTGGCAGGAGAAGCAGCCCATCGGGAAACGGGGCCAAGGCACATGGTGGACCGTGCGCTTCGCGAAGGAATGTCAGAAGCCGATCACTATCATCTCGCCTAACAGACCGGAATAGCTCTTGAATAAAAATCTTGGTTTCAGGGAAAATAAGTCCTTGCCCCTCCCCTTGACTGTGGTATAGTTACCACATGGTACACGGGACAGACACTCAAGGGGAAGGCCATTCAGCGCTCCTGGTAGCGACGAAAGAGATGCACCCCGAGAGCCTGCGTCCCATGTGCCATGAAGAAGCAGGGCTGACCGAGGACAGTAAGAGAAGCCGGGAAACCGGGGCACTCAAGTCTGTAGCAGCGGCCAAGGCCGGGAACGAACGTCCTGCTTCTTCATGGCGCACGTCAACCAACGGCAAGGAGGCCGAAATGAGCAAGCAACGAATCTACGCCTTTCACGCAACCAACACAGAGACGAAGGAAGTCGGGCAGTATTTCCTGGCCGCCGCCAATACGGAAGCGGCTGAGGGGTATCGCTGGGCCATGCACAATGATGCGAACTGCGTGATTCTGTGTTCCGGGTACGTGGGTCCGCTGTGCTTCTACGGCTGGGAAGAAACGGCCCGCGGGTTCGTGTCCGAGGCGGTCCTGACTGCGGAGTACGAAGCGGTTCACGGTCCCCCGAAGATGAAGACGGTCGTCAACCTGATGAGCGGCAAAGAGATGACGATTCGCGCCGACACGCCCAACTGCTGCGACCCCTCAAGTGAAACCTATTGGAGCATGTGATGACACGCCTTTCCATCGACGAGCGTAGGGTCCTGCACCTCTTGCAGGCCGCGCTCAAGGGGGCCAACTCCCGGAGCGTGCAGTTGCGGCGCAACGATGTGAAGCATGGAACCCAACTGGTGATCGCGGGGCTGGCGGAGCGCACGCGCGACAACCGCTACGAGGCCACGCTGGCAGGGGTGAAGGTGCAGACGATTTAATTTTCGGAGTCCCTGAAAATAGTGCTTGCCAGTCCCCTTGACTGTGGTATAGTTACCACATGGTCAACGTAAGGACATCAGACGCATTCAACGGCAAGGAGGCCAAAATGCAGGTCGCAATCACCGAGATGACACAGGTACGAATGAGGGGCAAGGCCAGTTACCCCCGGGTCTACGTCAACGTCGAGGGAGCGGAGTTCGACGAGCTTCAGACTCGCTTGTTCAAGACGGACGAGACGAAGGAAGAGAAGGCAATCACCCGCGCAGGGTACAACGCGCAGCGCAAGGTCCTGCGGGGCACGATCTACGCCGCGTTCCTTCGCATGGGATTCAACATCAAGGAAAGCGTCCAGGCCACGAAGGACTGCTCCTGGGACTGGTATGCGGGATGCAGTTCGTGCCGCTGCTCGTCCGGGTTCGTTTACAAGGGTTCGAGCATGTTCTTGGCGCGGGACCTCCACATTGACGCCGACGTGGTTTCGGTATGAGCGCGACCTACCGGATCGAAAAGGTGATCCACAAGCGTGCGCCCCGGGCGAACGCAGCACAGCGCGCGTCGGGGTATGCGATCAAGATGAACGAGTACATCTTCGAGACGCGGTTCGAGGTCATCAA